GACGCCCTGGTGGCGAGCGCGCGCGGTGCCAATTTAATTCGCCTGTCGCGCTCGAGCACCCGCGAGCTCGGCAAGGTTTACCGGCAGGTGCCCATGCGACAGGCTGCACCATGATGCACCGAGCTGCACCATGAGCTCAACGCCGCTCGAGGACCTGGCCCACGTGGCCCGCGAGGCGCTCGAGCTCCTGACCGACCCCAAGCACCTGCTGCTCGACGAGCCCACGCGCAGCATTGCCGACCGCCTCGAGGCCGCCCTCGACGCCGCCGACCCGCTGGCCCGCCTAGTGCTCACCACCGGCGACCTGGCCGAGCAATGGCAGGTCAGCGCGCAAACGGTGCGCGGTTGGATTGAGGACGGCGAGCTAGCGGCCTTCAATGCCGGCCGTGGCACGGTGGCCAGGTGGCGGGTGACGGTGCCCGAGGCGCTGCGCTTCGCTCGAGCTCGCCGAAAGGGCGACCGGTTCCACGTGGCAAGTGGCCAAAGTAGGGCCTAAATCGCTAGATAGGTTCGAAATCAAAATATAGACTTCGCAGGGGGCCATTTAGCGAATTGACGCACCCCCAACGGGCGGGGCATTTTTCCCAGGTTCGGACACGTGCATGCAGCGCGGCGCTTCGAAAAACCCTGTTCGCAAAACGTGCAATTCGACCGGCTCGGGCGTCAGCACCCCGGGCCGGTTTGCATTTTGGGGGCGTGCGATGGGCGCGGCATTCGACCTCGAGCTCAACGTGCCCGAGGTGGTGTTTGCGCTCAATACCCTGAAGGCCAAACAGCTGCCGTTTGCCACCAGCCTGGCGCTCAACCTGACGCTAAAGGACGCGCAGGCCGAGGTGCGCGAGCAGCTACCAAAACGGTTCAAGGTGCGCCGGCCGTGGGTGGTGCGTGGCGTGCAGGTCAAACCCTCGAATAAAAATCGGCTGTGGGGCAGCGTCGAGCAGCGCGACCCGTTTATGGCGCGCCAGGAGTTTGGCGGAATCAAAACGCCTCGAGGCCAGGCCATTGCCGTGCCGGTGGGTGCGCTCGCACGGCTGGCCAAAACGCGCGTGCTCACAAAGGGCCGCCGGCCTGCTGCGCAGCTCAAAAAGGCCAACGTCTATCGAGGCGAAACCAAGCGAGGCGTGCCCGCGATTATCAAGCGAGGCACCAAGCGCAAGCGCGCCGAGGTGCTTTACCTGCTGATTCAAACCGCGCGCGTCGAGCCCAGGTTTGGGTTTGTCGACACGGTCAACCGGACGGTGCGCAAACGGTGGGAAAAGAATTTCGGCAAGGCGCTGGCCCGGGCTATCGCGAGCGCGCGATAACAGCCGGGCGAGGGGCGAGGCCAAGGCGCTGCAGATTGCGCGCGCGCAGCCGCTTGAGCTGTGCGGCGCGGTCGATGGCGGGCGTGGGGGTCGCGCTAGAGGCCATTGCGGACCAGGGCGAGCGGCTGAGCGAGGCGCACCAGGCCGTCGAATTGGCCCAGGTGCCCGGCGAGCTCGAGCTCGACGCGCTCGAGGCCCTGGCGGGTTTCCTGGTCAGGGCAAAACTTGAGCAGGCGCTCGAGGCGCACGCGCTCGGAGGCCAGGCGCTCGCGCTCGGCTGTGATTTTTTCAGAGGGTTTTTTGTCGCTCATGCTTACCCTTACGGCAGGCCAGGCGGAAACCTTGAGCCCTGTTTTGGGCCGAAATCGCCCGAGCTGCAAAATTATCCGAAACATTTTAGGGCGGCGATTCGAAGGCCCGCCGATTCGACTTTGACCCTTTCGCCCGGAAATTTGGGATACATTGGGACACAATAAAAAACGCAATAAAAACACTGGTTTAGGGTGACAATTAAGCCTCACCGATGGCGCATTGGCCCAAACGCCGCGAATTGTCCGAAACATTTACAGGGCGGTGCTTCGAACGGCCGCCGATTCGACTTTGACCCGCCGGCCTCGGATTATCGGAAACATTGGGAAACCTCGATTTGTCAATTTCAGGCCTGCGCGGCGTCATTTCAGGCCACCAGGCGCTCGAGGTTGAGCCCTAACGGCCGAGCACCGCGAGCTGCGATTTGGGGGACCGGGCAACCGGCAATCAGGGCCCAGGGCGTCGCTTGGGGAGGGGGCGCTTTGGGCCTTGACTCCAAACAGCGCGCCCTGATACGGTGCCGCCGAGCATTGACTCAAACACCCGTTATAGGCAACCACGTGGTGCGCGAGTGAGTAAGCGACCCGAAAACAAAGGGAAAAACAGCGAATTGAGCGCGCGCGATACCTGCGGATTTTGCGGACATGCCCGAATGTGGCACCCGCGCGTCGCGGGCGCGCCCTGCATCGGCGACGTGCCAGGCCACCGCTGCCGGCAGGGCTGCACCCGTTTCGTCGAGGTGGTGCACAAGGCCGTTTCGCTCGACCGGGTGCTCAATTGAGCTATGGCCCGAATCGCCCAGCACCGCCGGCACCGCCGGCACCGCCGGCACCAAAGGACACGCGCGACGGCCATTTTGCCGAGCCTATCGAGGGCGACCAGCCCACCGGGTGCCTCGAAAGGGCCCTAAAAAGGGCACGCACACACGCGCGCAAGTTCCGGCTGCGGTTTCGCGGCGTTTGGGGCTCGAGCTCGGCAGGCAATAGGGCCGAGCCCTGCACGCACCAGGTGGTCGCGGTCTGCACCAATGGCGTGGTGGTCTGCGAGCGCTGCAATGCCGAGCTCGAGCCGAAATGAGCAGCCGGCAAAAACGCGACTGGCTCGACTGGCTGCTGCTGGCCGTGGTGGGTTTCGCGGTCCTCGGCCTGGCGTTTTCCTGGGCCGAGCGGCACCTGGTCGTCGGCCAGGAGCTCGCCAAGGTGGTGCACGGCATTGACAGCTGGTGGCAGGATTCGCCCGAATCGCCTTTGACCGAATGCCAGCGCGACCTGCAGGTTACGGCCGAGGGCACCAAAATGCTGGCGCTCGAGGTCAATAGGCTGCTGCTCGAGCGCGCGCGTGAGTGCTCAATATGACCGACCAGGCCGACAGCGAAATGCAGCGCATGCTCGAGCTCGAGCGCACGGTCGCTAAGGTGCGCGAGGCGCACGTGGCCCGCCTCGAGGATTTCGCAGCCAGGCTTTTCGACCTGGTCGACTGGCCAGGTGGGGGCGACCTCGACGGATTCGAGTTTCAGGACGCGGCCGCCGGCGCGGGCGTGCTGCTACCCGAGGAGCGCACCACGCCCTGCGGGGAAAACTGCAATTGCGCAGAATACGCCGGCGACGGCGAGGTGGTGACGTGCTTTCGAAAACCGCCCTGGCTGATTGACGCCCTGGCCAGGCGGGCGAAAGCATGAACGGGCAGGGCGACTCAACGGGCGTTTGCCAGGCCTGCCACCAGCTCAACCGCAGGCACACCACCGAGCAGCTCGAGCGCTGCGCTGAGCAGCGCGCACAGCACCGCGAGCACGCGGCGCACGTGGCCACGGGCAAGGCCGAGCCGGCCGAGCTCGCGGAATACCTGCACGCGCTGCTGCAGGACCTCGTCGGGTCGGAGGTTTTCGAGGCGCACTACCTCGAGCACCTGGGCCTGCGCTTCAAGCGACCGACCGACCCCAAGCTGCACGATATTGCGCTGCACCTGGCGGTCGAGCTGATTGATTTCAGGCCCTCGCGCCTGGGCTGGCTTGAGGCCGTGCCCGACCTCGAGCCGGTGGCCCCAAGCGAGCCCGAGGGAAAAACGCCTTGACCCGACACGGGCGGCACCGCTGGCAACCACCTGGTGCCGCTCGAGGGCGCGAAATTCGCACCTGCGCAAATTGCACCCTTTCGGTGCGCCGAGCTCGAGGGGGCGCTGGCTGGGAAATCAGCGCCGACCCGCGCATGCTTTACATGGCCACGGTGCAGCGCTGGAAGCTGCCGCCGTGCTTTGGGAAAACCGGCGGCGCGTATCGCTCGATAAATTGGGACGGGCGCGAATGAGCGACCCGCTGTGCGATTGCACGCACGTAAAAAGCTGGCACGACCCGAAAATAAAACGGGCCGAGGCGTGGGGCGCCTCGAGCTCGGGCTGGGCGGCCTGCTCAGGCCGGCACCCGTCCTATTTCGTGATTGCGCCAAACGGCCACCGGGTCGAGCGCAAGGGCCGGCGCTGTAAATGCCCAGGTTTTCGAATCGCCCTCGGGCAAACCGAGGACCCGAAACCACCGGCCAGTAAGCTGGCGGTTTTTGCACCGAGGCCGCAGGTGGTCACCGATGCAATCGAGGAGGCCGTCGCGCGGGTTACCCGGGGCACCGATCCCGACTGGAAACGCGCAGCGCTATCAGCGGTCTATTTTGTCGCAACCCAAAACGAGTTTGTGACCGCCGACCCGGTTTGGCATGAGCTCGACGCGCGCGGCATTGAAAGGCCGCGCGAGCCCTCGGCGCTGGGGCCCGTTATGCGCACCGCAAAAATGCTCGGTTGGCTCGAGTCGACCGACAGGACGCTCGAGAGCGAGCGACCCGAGGCGCACGGAAAGCCACAACGCGTTTGGCGTTCGCTGGTTTCACCGCTGCCCGGGGGCTAGCGCTGTGGCCCTGGCAAAATCGGCGGGCGAGCTGGCCAAAGAGGGCGATTTATCGCTGGCCGAGCTGCTCGAAAGCCTCGCCCTGGCGCTGCGCGTCGACGACCTCGAGCCTACAGCCAGGTCGGCCTTTTGCGCGGCTCTCGAGGCCCTCGCTGCGATTGACGACGCCGAGCAGCAGCGGGCTGTAGCGCTTTTGGCCATGCTAACGGTGGCGCTTCCCGACGAGGGCGCTTTAATGGTGTTTTGGGCCGCCCATGAGCGGCACCCTGGCATGGTGCGCGGTCAGGTATTCGACGCGCTCAAAAGGGCCCAAAATGGCCCTCCTGGCGAGGCGTAAAATGGTATTGCCCGACGAGCTGCTCAGCATGCAGGACCCCCACGGCGAGGCGGGCTATTTCGTCCTCGAGGGCGTCGAGCTGTCGAGGGCCGAATGCTACGCAATCGACAATCTCGCGCAGGGCATGTTTTTGGCCTTTCGCGAGCTGATCGAGGGCGGCCGTTTGCCGCCGACCATTTCGGAGCTGACGCCGCAGCAGCTCACCAAGCTGCGCGTGCGCGCGCTCGGTATTGCGGCCTCGAGCATGATTGACGGCGCGCAGGGCAAAATGCCGCTTGAGATCGACGGCGACGACCCAGGGAAAACCTATTCGGTGAAATCGCACCGAGCCAAAACACCGAGGGGCCAAAATGGCGAAACCGAAAACGGCGGCGGCGGCACGTAACCCACGCGGCGAATCCGACCGCGTTTGCGCGGCCAGGCTGAAATCGGCCGACCAGGTGCGCGCGGGCAAGGCGGCTCAGGACGCTGCGGCCAAGCGGCGCGGCGATTCGGCCGTTACGGTGACGTCGACCACCACCGAGCCCGAAATTAAAAGACGGTGACGCAAGCGGCTGCGGTTGAGAGCCGGCAGCCGGCCGTCGCGGGCCTGACGGCATGCGAGCTCGAGGACGTGGGCAACCCCGTGCTGCTGTACCTGCAGCGCATGCAACCCGGCGCCTCGCAGCGCACCATGCGGCAATCGCTCGAGCACCTGGCTGACCTGGCCAGCGGGGGCGAAATAGGCGCCCTGGCGCTGCCCTGGCATTGCCTGAAATACAGCGACACCGCAGCGCTGCGGCGCGAGCTCGTCGAGCTCGATTACCGGCCTGCGACCATTAACCTGCGCCTGGCTGCATTGCGTGGCGTTTTGCGCGAGGCCTGGCGCCTCGAGCTCATGCCTGCGGACGATTACCAGCGAGCCACCGATATAGAGAGCGTGCAGGCAAAGCCATTGCCTCGAGGGCGTGCATTGCCAGCGGGCGAGGTGCACGCGCTGTTTTCGGGCGTGCTGGCGGATAGCGGCATTCGAGGCCTGCGCGACATGGCCATTATGGCGCTGCTCTATGGCGGCGGGCTCAGGCGTGCCGAGCTGGTGCGCACTCGCCTGGTCGACCTCGACCTGGTCAAAGGCACGCTGCGCGTGCTGGGAAAGGGCAACCGCCAGCGCAATGTCGCCCTAGTGGGGGGCGTGTTGGCCGCTGTCGAGGGGTGGGTAAAATCGCGAGGGCGTCGCCCTGGCCCGCTGTTTTATTCGACCACGCGCAAGGGCGAGCTCAGCGGCCAGCGGATTTCGCCTGGCAGCGTTCGGCATTTGTGCCAACGTCGAGCCCAGCAGCTCGAGCTCGAGCATTTTTCGCCACACGACCTACGGCGCAGCTGCGCCACCGAGCTACTCGACCAGGACGTTGACCTAGCTACGGTCAGCAAAATGCTGGGGCATAGTGAGCTCAACACGACCGCGAAATATGATTTCCGCGCTGACCGCGCTACACGAAAGGCCGCCACGCACCTACACGTGCCGGCCGCAATTAACCGAAACCAAACAGGGGGTGGGGGGTCAATCCATGAGCAAAAATCGCAGGACCGGGGGGGGGGTAAAACCCGCCGCGAAAACCGAGGCACCCGCCGCCGACGCACCCGCCAAGGGTAAGGGCGGGGGCAATCTCGAGGCCGCCATGTCGGACGCGCTCGCGCGGTTCGGTGGTCGGCTCATTTCGGGCAAGGATTTTACCGAGCTCGTCGCGACGGCCTGCGACGTGGCGAGGGCTCACAAATAACGGCGTGCTCGAGCTCCTGGGGGGGGTGGGGCCTGCGGGTCCTTCCGCCGCCCACAGATTGCGGGTAACGCCGGAGGCGCACTCTTTCGTTAGCGACAGGTGGCCTGTGGGGGTAACCCTGCAGCAGCAACCGGGGGCCAAGTAGGGCACGCGTGGCGGCAAAAACCTACAGCGCAAGCGAGCTTTCGCACCACCTAGGTGTCGACCGGGGCACGGTTTCGCGGTGGGTAAAGGACGGCTGCCCAGCCGCGCGCGAGGAGGGCAAAAGCCGAGGCACCGCGTGGGCTTTCGAAATTCCGCCGGTGCTCGCCTGGCTGCTCGAGCGCGCAAAAACCGAAGGCCGCGACGGCGTCAAACCCAGCAGCCTGGCGCAAATTGAGCGGCGCCAGGCGCAAATAAGCCTCGAGCTCGCGGAGTTGAGGCTTGCCGAGCTGCGCGGCGAGGTCCTGCGAGTCGACGACGTGCTCGAAATTGTCGGCGCCGATTACGATTCGCTACGCCGGGCCCTGGGCTCGATACCGCCGCGAATCGGCGCCGAGCTGTGGGCCCAGGTCACCAATGGGGCCACCGAGCCGCAGGTCATTGGCGAGCTCGAGCGGGTAATTGACGACGTGATGCGGGGGCTATCGGGTGGCGGCACCAGCGACAGCGACGGACCAGGACCAGCTCGAGCCGCTCGGGTCGCTGTCGGAAACGCTAGCAAAGCTGCGCGACGGCCTGACGCAAAGCAAAAGCGAAAGGCTGCGACCACCGCCAAGGCTGAGCCTAAGCCAGTGGGCCGACGGAAACCGGTTTCTAAGCGACGAGGCAAGCGCTGAGCCCGGGCCCTGGCTGACCGCGCGCGCGGAATACCTGCGCGAAATTATGGATTCCTGCACCGACCGGTCAATTGACGAAGTGGTGCTGCAAAAATCCGCCCAGGTCGGCGGCACCGAGGTGCTGCTCAACCTTTGCGGGTTTCACATGGACCAGGACCCGGCGCCCATTTTGGTGGTGCAGCCCAGCCTCGAGCTCGTCGACGAGTGGAGCAAGGCCCGGCTGTCGACCATGATTCGCGACAGCCCGGTGCTGCGCGACAAAGTTTCCGACCCGCGCTCGCGCGACTCGGGTAACCGGATTCGCGAGAAGCGATACCCAGGCGGGCGAATCACTATCGGCGGCGCCAATTCGGCCAGGTCATTGCGAGGCCGACCCATGCGGGTGGTGGCCTGCGATGACGTCGACGGTTTCCCGCCCAGCGCGGGCAGCGAGGGCGACCCCGTCGCCCTCGCCCGAAAGCGCACCACGACGTTTCGACGCATTCGCAAAATTGTTTTGGTTTCGACGCCGACCATAAAAGGCCTGTCGCGAATCGAAAAGGCTTTCGCGCGCAGCGACCAGCGATTTTTTGAGGTGCCCTGCCCGCATTGCGGTGCGTTTCAACGCCTGCAATGGGGCGGGCCCGACGCGGCGTTTGGCGTCAAGTGGGAGCAAACCGCGCCCGACGAGGGCGACAGCACGCCGGCCGTGGTCCGCGCGTGGTATGTCTGCGAGCATTGCGCGAGCGAGTGGACGGACGGCGAGCGGCGGGCCTCGATTCGCTTTGGCCAATGGCGCGCGACGAAACCCTCGAGGGGCATTGCCGGGTTTCACCTGTCCGAAATTTATTCGCCCTGGGCGAGCCTCGAGGATATAGCGGGGGCCTTTCTCGAGGCCAAGCACGACCCCACGCTGCTGCAGGTTTTCGTCAACACCGTGCTGGGCGAAACCTGGGAAGATCGGGCCGAGCAGGAGCTCGACCCAAACGCGATTTACAACCGCCGCGAAACCTACGGGCCCAAGGTGCCGGCCGACGCGGCCGTGCTTACGGCCAGCGTCGACGTGCAAAAATCCTGGCTCGAGCTGTACGTCAAGGCCTGGGGCCGGGGCGAGGAAAGCTGGGCCCACGAGCACCACGTGCTGCGCGGCGACCCAGGCGGGCCAAAGGTTTGGCAGCAGCTCGACGAGCTCCTGGCTGCACCGCGTGAGCATGCAAGCGGCCTCGAGATACACATTGCGGCGGCCTGCATCGACACCGGCGGCAAAAAGGGCCACACCCAGGCGGCGTATGATTTCTGTCGCGAGCGGCTGGGCCGGCGCATTTGGGCCATTAAGGGCGTCGGCGGTGGCGGCCGCCCGGTGTGGCCACGGCGCGCGAGCCGCAAAAATTTGGGCAAAATCGACCTGTTTGCAATCGGCGTCGACGCTGCCCGGGACGTCGTTTACAAGCGAATCGGCCAGCTGCCACCAGGCGCCGGGTCGCTGCATTTGTCGCTGGCCTTTGACCTCGAGTTTTGTAAACAGCTCACCAGCGAGCGACCCCAAACGCGCTACGTGCGCGGCTATGCCAAACGCGTTTGGCGTCAGATACGCCCGCGAAACGAGGCTTTCGACCTCGAGGTTTACGCCTACGCCGCGCTATGCGGATTGCGCGCGCAGCATGGGCTCGACCTCGACGCCGAGGTGGACGCTGCCGCCGAGCTCCTCGCGACGCCGACCCAGCGGCGCAAAGCAAAGGCCAGCAGCGCCCAGGAGCTCGCGGCTGCGAGTGCTCGGAAACCACGCAAAGGCCGGCGCCTAAAATCGCGGTCGGACTATTGGCAGAGGAGGCGCTAGCGCGTGGCTCAATACACCCAGGCACAGCTCGACGCACTCGACAAAGCCATTTCGACCGGCGCGCGCTCGATAGCGTATGACGGCAAACAAACGACTTTTCGCAGCCTCGCAGAAATGGAATCGCGGCGCGAAAAAATGGCCCACGCCCTAGCGGGCACCGACGGCACGGGTGCCGGGCTGACGCAATTCTCGAAAGGGCTCTAAATGGATTATCCCCGACGAGACAGCGCTACGCGCAGCTCGGCCATCATTGCACCCGGCGAGCTCAAGCTAAACAGCGTCGACAGGCTGGTGGGTTTTTTCTCACCGACCCGGGGCCTGGCCCGGCAGCAGGCGCGGGTTATGTCGTCAATTCTAAAGCGCTCCTATGAGGGCGCGAGCACCTCGAGGCGCACCGCCGGGTGGCATGCCACCGGGGCCTCGGCAAATGCGGAAATAGGGCCCGCGCTCGCCAAGCTGCGCGCGCGCAGCCGCGACATGGTGCGCAATAACGGCTATGCCTCGAGCGCAATTGAAAAGCTGGTTTCGAATATCATTGGCACCGGCATTATGCCGCGCGCAAAAACCGGCGACGACGCACGCAACAAAGCGGCCGACGCCCTTTGGCTCGAGTGGTCGACGGTCTGCGACGCCGACGGGCAGCTCGATTTTGCAGGCCTGCAGGCGCTCGCGACCAGGACGACGGCCGAGGCCGGCGAGTGCCTGGTGCTATTGCGCAACCGGCGGCCGTCGGCGGGGCTGCCGATCCCACTACAGCTGCAGCTGCTCGAGCCCGACCACCTCGACACCAATAAAATTCAAAACGTCGGCAACGGCGGCGTGATTCTAAACGGTGTCGAGTTCGATAGCATGGGCCGGCGCATTGCTTACTGGCTTTTTCCGACGCACCCAGGCGACCAGGCCATTGGCGGCAGCGGCGGCTATGTCTCGAAACGGTTTCCTGCAAAAAATATCATCCACCTGTTTAGGAAAACCCGACCCGCCCAGGTGCGCGGCGTGCCGTGGATGGCGTCTATTATGCTGCGCATGCGCGACCTCGACGAGTACGCCGACGCTGAGCTGTGGCGTAAAAAGGTCGCGGCGTGCTTTGCGGCGTTTGTTACCCGACCCGAGGGCACCAGCGGGTCGCCTATTGGCGTGGCAAAAACCACCACCGACGGCGTGCGCACCGACTCAATAGAGCCCGGAATGATCGAGTATTTATACCAGGGCGAGGGTGTCGAGTTTGGCAAACCGCCCGACTCGGGCGCTTATCAGCCCTATATGCAGACCGAGCTCAGGGGCGCGGCGGCGGGCGCAAATGTTACCTATGAGCAGCTGACCAGCGACCTGTCGGGCGTCAATTTCTCGAGCCTACGGGCCGGCATGCAGGAGTTTCGACGCTGGGCCCAGGCCGTGCAGGCGCACGTCGTCAACAGCGGTTTTAATCGGCCGATCTGGCGGCGCGCCATGCTGCTGGCTCAGGTCAGCGGCGAGCTCGGGCCTGGCCGAATTGGCGCGGAGTGGACGCCACAGCGGTGGCCGTTTATCGAGCCGCTGAAGGACGCGCAGGCCGACATATTGCTGGCGCGCTCAGGCTTCGAAAGCATGCAGCAAATTATCAACCGCTACGGGCATAACAGCGACGACCAGCTGGCCGAGCTCGCGGAGTTTGCAAAGGCCGTCGACGAGGCCGGGCTGGTGCTCGACACCGACCCGCGCAAAACCACACGGGCCGGCATGTTCCAAACGGAAATTGATTCGGACGGCGGCACCAAAGAGCCGGCCGACGGCGAGGGGGATTAAACATGCTTGTGCAGCTCATTATCGGCGGCGACATTCGCGAAATAGAGGAGGGCGAATTTGACGCCCGGCTGCACCGGGTGCTTTTGACCCGCCGCGACGCGCACCTGGTCTATGGCCAGCGCGACGACCAGGTGGCCCAGCAGCAGCTCGAGCTCGACGCCCTGACGCGCGAGGCACCGGTAACCGGCGCGAGCTATGACGCCGAGGCGCACACCGTCGAGGTGACATTTACCACCGGCGCACGTGTCAAGCGCTACGGGTGGGACGGCGATTATTACGAGGAGCTCGAGGTTACCCCCGAGGCCGTCAATATGGCCCGCCTCGAGGGCGCGCCTTTCCTCAACTCACACTCGCGCTGGTCCCTCGAGGACGTGCTGGGAGTGGTCGAAAAGGGCTGGCTCGAGAAGCTGGGCGCCGAGGCTGCCCGCGCGCTGCCGGCCTATATGCAGCGGGCCGAGGGCGGCCAGGCGCAGGCCTATGAGGGCCGCGCTAAGGCGCGATTTTCACAGCGCGAGAGCGTCGCGCCTATCGAGCGCGACATTGCCGACGGCATTTTGCGCCAGGTTTCGGTCGGCTATTCCGTGCAGCATTACGAGCGAATCGACGACCGCAGCGACGAGGGCCGCGAGCTCGAGCTCGACGCACCGCTTTACGTGGCGCGCAGTTGGACGCCACTAGAAATCAGCCCGACGCCTGTTGGCGCCGACGCTGGGGCAACCGTTCGAAGCAATGACAGGGCACCAACGCGGTGCCTGGTCAGTGTGCCAGTTTCACGCGCGGCAGCACCCGCGCCTCAACAAACCCGGGAGGGGGAAAAGATGATTCGCGTCAAAATCCGCAGCACCGGGGCGCTGGAAGAAATCCGCGCGCTCGATTACAAACACACCCTGCACGAGCTCGTCGACGACGCCGGCCGCGAGGCTGTCCGTGCCGCCGGGCTCGAGCTCGAGCCGGCACCCACGCCGGCAGGGCCGACCCAGGCCGACGTCGACGCCGCGCGCACCGCAGGCGCAGCCGACGAGCTGGCCAGGGCCGAGGGTATCCGCACGGCCGTGCGCCAGGCGGGCCTCGAGCCCTCGGTCGCCGACGCAATGGTGGCCAGGGCCGACCTGACGCTCGACGCCGCACGTGGCGAGGTCCTCGAGCAGCTCGCGGTCGCGTCGGATGCTCAGTCGGTGCGCAGCTCGGGGCTCATGCCTCGCGGCGGCACCGAGGAGGACACCACGCGGCGCGAGGCGATGACGTCGGCGCTGCTGCACCGGCACGACCCGGGCCGGTACGAAATGACCGAGCCGGGCCGCGATTTCGTCGGCATGTCGCTGGTCGAAATCGCACGGGCATGCCTCGAGCGCACGGGCGAGCGCGCGCGCGGCATGGGCAAAATGGAAATGGTCGGCCGCGCAATTACGGTCGGCGGTTCCGACCTGCCCAACGTGGTGGCCAACGTCGCGAATAAGAGCCTGCGCGACGCCTACACGGGCGCACCGCGCACGTTTACGGCCTGGTGCCGTCGAGCGACGCTGCCCGACTTCAAGCCGGCCAGCCGGGTGCAGTACGGCCAGGCCTCGCCGCTGGTCGAGGTCGGCGAGCATGGCGAATTTCGCTATGCGCAGGTGGCCGATTCGGCCGAGGTTTACGCCCTGGTGACGTATGGCCTGATTGTCGGCCTGACGCGTCAGCTGATCGTAAACGACGACATGGACGCGCTGGCCCGCCAGCCGGCCATTTTCGGCCGCGCCTCGGCAGACCTCGAGAGCGACCTGGTCTATGCGGTCCTGACCGCAAACGCCAATATGAGCGACGGCGTGGCGCTGTTCGCAGCTGCCCACGGCAACCTGACCACGGGCCCGGGCACGGTGATTACGGTCGCCAACCTCGGCGTCGCGCGGGCGCTCATGCGGCTGCAGACCGGGCTCAATTCCGATTCGCTGCTCAACGTGGCGCCTCGGTTTTTGCTCGTTCCGGCAGCGCTCGAGACACTCGCGCAGCAAACGGTCGCGCCCATTTCGGAGTCGTTCCTTCGACCGGACGCACCCGGCACCACAAACCCGTTTGCCGGCACCATCGAGCCTATTGCAGAGCCCAGGCTCGACGCCGATTCGGCCCTTTCCTGGTATCTCACGGCCGACCCGGCAGCAATCGACACCGTCGAATATGCTTTCCTCGAGGGCGAGGAGGGCCTGGTTACCGAATCGCGGCAGGGCTTTGAGGTCGACGGCGTCGAGCTCAAGGCGCGGCTCGATTTCGGCGTAAAGGCCATCGACCACCGGGGCCTTTACAAAAACGTCGGCGCGTAAAAAAAGCGCTTTTCGAATTGACACCGCCGCCGGCCTGGGCTGACCGGGCCGGCGGCATTTTGTTTGCTGCACGATTGCGCGCAGCGGGCACGGGAGAATTAAGGCAATGGCTGACAATTTTCTGCAAAAGGGCGACGTGGTCGAGCTGATCGCGCCGGCCGACAAAACGACCGGCGAGGGCTGCCAGGTCGGCGAGCTTTTTGGTGTGGCCCTGTCGACGGTGCTTAGCGGTGCC